GGAAGACGACGAGAAGGGCGACCTCAACATCCAAGCTGTTGGCTCATCGGCACTGGTGGAGCGAGAGATTCAGGCAGAGCAGGCAGTGCAATTGCTGAACATGTCTGCCAACCCAGCATTCGAGATGTCACCCAAGGCGGCCCGTCATGACTTGTTGCGCGCATGGAGATTCGAGCCGAGCAAGTTCGACCTCACTGAGGAAGAGAAGCAGAAGATGGCTCAGGCACAACCAGCACCGGCACCACAAGTGCAGGCAGCGCAGATACGTGCTGAGACAGACAAGGAAATCGCTCAGATGCGTGAGCAGTCTACTGTCGAGAAGATGCGCATGGATACGGACCGTGACCTGAAATACACAGAATCCTTGACGTATAAGGAGGAGACCAACGCAGCAAGCAAGCGCGAGGAGTTGATGGTGCGTCGTGAGCTTGCATTGATGGAGTATGCCAATAAGCAGCAGCTGAACCTCGACCAAGTCAAGGCGCAGTTGGCACAGACGGCTATGAAACTTCGCTCAGTGAAGGAGTTGGCACACATGAATGCATCGGCTGACCAATTGCCGAAGCCTCCAGTAGAGCCAGCAGGCCGAGCGCCAGCAGGAGAATCGTATGGCAAGTGAGCCACAAGAGTTTGAAATCGAAGAGTTGATGGCCAGAGTCTTCGCTGCTCGCGACATCGCGCACCGTGCTCACCTGTTGTCGGTGAGCTACGCTGAGCACATGGCATTGGACAGCTTCTACCATGACGTGGTGGATGCAATCGATGCAGTGGCCGAGACGCACATCGCATTGTTCGGTGTGATGCAGGAGTTCCGCGTAGAGACGCAGCCTGTATCCAACATCCTCGACTACCTGCGTGAGGAGTCTGACTGGATTGAGGCAAACCGTGATGTCCTGAGTGGGGGTAGCAACGCCATTGGAAACTTGATTGACAACGTGACGGCAGTGTACTTGTCGACCATCTACAAACTGAGCCGACTGAAATGAAGATGGAACAACCTTTCGCACTGAGCAAGCACGAGTCCGAGACTGAGTTGTGGATGAAATTGAAAGCACACATCGAGAAGCGAATGGATGTGTTGCGCAGGCAGAATGATGGCGACATGAGCGCCGAAGAGACATCAAGATTGCGTGGGAAGATAGCCTTCGCAAAAGAGATTCTGGGCCTAGAGTCCGGTAGCAAGAGCAGCTGACGTTCGCGCCGGTTGCATGGAGTAAACACGAGGAGGCAGCATGACAGTAGAGCAGAAGGAAGAGCTGAAAGTAACAGATGCATCAGTTGAGGAAGCAGCATTCTTAGCCGAGATGGTAGGTGACGCGGAAGTGCCACCAGTAGTCGAGGAAGAACCAGTCGCCGAACCAGTGGTTGAGGTTGAAGCGACACCAGCTGAGGAAGTTCGCAAGGAAGTTATCGCAGGATTCACGGAGGAAGAAATCCGTGCCGCACTCGAGCAGTTACCACGCTTGCAGAAGGCACTGGATACGACCAACGGGACACTCGGTAGCAGACTGGCTGAACAGCAGAAGAAACTGGAAGAGCTTTCTGCGGCACGGCAGGCAACTGTCGGAAAGCTTTCTGCAGACAAGATGACTCGATTGAGCAAGGAATTTCCTGAGCTTGCCGAGCTTCTAGCAGAAGACCTGAACGATGTCATGGTGCAAGGCAGTCAATCAGTTGACACCTCGCAGATTGAGCAGACATTCAATACGAAGCTCGAAGAGCTACGCAAAGAAGCTGCCGAGAAGGAGAGTGCCCGAGCCAAGAGAGAACAGGCTCGAGAGCTGAATGAATTGTCCAAAGTACACAAGGACTGGAAAGAAGTTGCCATGTTCACGGTTGAGCCTGAGACGAATTCTGTCAAATGGAACAACCCTAAATTTGGTGAGTTCGTTGCGACACTTCCAGCAGACGAGCAGACGAAGCTAACGTCTGTCTGGGACGCGGAGTTCGTGACACAGAAACTTGACGCCTTCAAGGCAAGCATCAAGCCCAAGGCTGTACAGAAAAAGGAAATTGTAGAAGATGCAACTCTACCTCGAGGTAATAGACGCACCGTGCCAAGCACTGCGCTAGACGAAGAGGAAGCTGCATACAGGGCCGAAATGGCTAAACGATAATCAATATGGAGAAATAAGATGTCTATTCAAAACTTTGCATTAACGCCACAGCGCGTTGGTATCATCAAGGGTCGTATCCTGAAGCATGCAATGCCTAAGATTGTTCTGGGCACTGTAGGCGTGAACGACGATTTCAAACCAAACACAGGTGACACAGTCAAGTACCGTCGTTTCCTGAACAAGGGCCAAACTGCTGCACAACCAAACCGCTTCTTCCAAGACGGTACTGGTGACCGTGCTACTCAGTACGCAACTGACCACCTGACTGCAGAAGGTATCACCTCTGCTGCTGAGACCATCTCGGTGCAGGACATCACTGCCACCTTGAATCAGTACAACGTGCTGTACGGTTACACAGATAAGACCTTCGACCTGTATGAAGATGACATCCCTAAACAGATGACAACTTTGGTCGGTGAGCGTACTGGTCTGGTACACGAGATGGCGTTGTTCGGCGTGTTGAAAGGCTGTACCAACAAGTTCTACGGCGGCACTGGTACATCTCGCACCACAGTGAACGGCACAATCTCTCTGATTGGTCTGCGTAAGATTGCTCGCTCCTTGGCAGCAAACCATGCAGAACCTATCACCCAGATGACACAGCGTATCGCAGCTAGTGGCTTGTACGGTACTTCTGCTGTTGAGCGTTGCTTCCCAGTGTTCATCAGCTCTGACCTGCACCCTGACGTGCGTGACTTGGCTGGCTTCGTTCCTGTCGCTAAGTATGGCGACCCTTCGAAGGCTGTTGCTGGCGAGTTCGGCGCATGCGAAGAGTTCCGCTTCATCAGCTCTCCTGAGTTGGTAGCAGTCCAAGACGTTGGCGCAGCTGTTGCTGGCTCCGTTCCTCCTCTGTTGTCCACCACCGGCACCTACGCTGACGTGTATCAAGTCATCGTTGGCTCTGCTGATGCATGGGGCCACATCGGCGTGAACGTGTCTGGTAGCGACATCACTGCATTGCCTACAGGCCAGAAGGACAAAGCCGACCCACAAGGTCAACGCGGCTACGTTGGCACGAAGTTCTACTACAACGCTGTTGTACTGAACAACCTGCAAATGGCTGTGTACGAAGTTGGCACAAACGCCTTGACGGCATAATCGAGATGGGGGTCGTAGGTCAGGCCCCCACTTATTGAAGGAGAAAAATATGCAAAAGCTCAACCCTCTATTGGCAGCGATGCCAGACAAGATGGCCGCAACGCAAATGTCTACGATTCTGACAGGCATCTATCGTCGCCTGAACAGTGTCACATTGACATCCGCTGGTCTGGCCATCAAGGCAGGTGCAAGCGCTCTGGTGAAGACCGGCGCGACTGCTACCACCTTGTCTGTCGAAGGTGTCTTGGCGTCTATCGCAGCTGCGACTGACATGCCAGCTCTGGTTGGCACTGTGACTGCAGACCTGTTCAACGTGTATGTCTTTTCCCAAGACCGTGCTGGCACCCGCTACACGACCATGGGCACTGAGGCAGCTACGTTGGCTGGTGTGAAGTTCCCGTCCATCCCAGACAATCGCGCAGTCATCGGCTTCATCGTCGTGAACCCAACCGGCACTGGCAACTTCGTCGGCGGCACAACTGCTTTGGATGATGCGACTGTCGTTCCGAACGTCGTCTACAACAACACAGTGGGCGCATTCTGCGTGACTGCTGCATTGGCATAATTAAGGAGAAGTAAAATGGAAAAGAATATCTTGGCAGGTTTAACACTGAATCACACGAACTGCGGCTTTGCGTTGGGCACAACATCTACCTACACAACCACAGCAACAACCGTGTGTTCGTTCCGTGGTAAGTTCGGCACGACTCTGGCCGCACAAACCAACACAGCATCTCCAACAACTGACGCGACTACTGGTGCAGCCTTCGTAGCATTGGCGGCTAACCAAGCAACCGTGTTGGTATGGGGCGTGAACGCAGCTGGTGCAATCAAGTTGGCTCAAGGTTCCATCGTGAACACTGAGACTGGCGTGACTACAACTGCTGGTGCATTCATCAATGCTCCTCAGTTCCCAGCACTTCCAGAGGACTTCGCGCCTTTGGCTTACATGCTTGTGCGTACTTCACCTACAGGCTCTGCGTTTACCGCTGGAACTACATCGTGGACTGCATCAGGCATTACTTGCTCGACTGCGCAAAACATCGCAGCTCTTCCCGATAGGCTTCAGGTTGCATAATCTAGGCGTATTGTGAAGCAAGGAACATATGTAAGAAAACTAAAAAGCATGCCGTGCCATAGGTGCGGCATGCCGATAGTTGCAAAAAGAATCGATGCTCTATGCGAGGCATGTAGGAAAGAATCGCGCATTAAATCGAATGAAAAGCTTAAGGAAAGTGGGTACTTTCAAACATATAAACGTGACCCAGAAAAAAGTAGGGAACATAGTAGGAAGACTAGAATTAGGTGCGCTGAAAAAATAAAAGAAACAAAAAAACGATATCATGAACGAAATGCAGGGCTAAAAAATTTCTGGGATGCAAACAGAAGAGCTGCTGAGAAGCAAGCAACCCCAGCATGGGCTGACCAGTTCATTATGAAAGAAGCCTTTCATCTCGCCAAGCTAAGAGAGAAGGCGACAGGATTTAAGTGGCACGTTGACCATATAGTGCCATTGCAGAGCAGGATTGTGTGTGGGTTGCATGCGCATACCAACATACAAGTAATACCGGCAACAGTGAACATGTCGAAAAACAATGTGATGTGGCCCGACATGCCGTAATTATTAAACGAGGAGGCAACATGAGCAACAAAATCAAAGCAAATATCACCACAGCAGATGTAGACCAACCGAAGGCAACCACCATCGAGATGGCATCAGACATCCAGAACGTAGAGCGTCCTGACCTGATTTCAATCACCGATGACACACTCGCGTCACCACACGTGTCCGAGTACATTAAAGACCTGAAGTTCATGGAAGATATTCTGACAATATCGATTGGTGAGACCACCGACGAGAACGCAGAGAACCCCGTTCCTTGTGGAGTGAATGGTGAAGTGCGCAGACTGACTCGAGGTGTCGAGTACAAGCTGCAACGCAAATTCGTCGACTCGCTGATTAAGCGCGAAGACCGCATCAAGACAGTGAACTACAAGGATGAAGACAATGTGGACCAGACGCGCGTGGAAAAGAAGCCAGCGCTCAAGTATCCAATCTCCATCATCAACGACCCCGCCGGTGAAGCTGGCCGTCGCTGGTTCAAACATCAAGTAAACAATGCATGGTAAATCGACATGGCCGCTAAGAAGAAACCAATCGCACCAACGGTAGACAATTATGAATTGCCTGCGGTTACAAACGAGCATGCCAAGGCGAAAGAGCCTGAGCCTGCGCCGGTACTGCCAACGGTTGGCACTGCTGACGTCGCGAAGTTCATCAGCAAGAATGGTGGAAGCCCCACCGTTGAGCAGATTGACCACGCGATTCAGCTGTTCATGGCCAACAATAATGTGGAGATGTTTGTGAGTAGAATCGCAGACCTCGAAATGTATGCAAGCGGTGATGAATTGACTACAATCAATGCAATCAAAGAAACGATGAAATGAGGTAGAGAATGAGTACATTCATCCAATTGGCGCAGAAAGTTCGCACTGAATGTGGAGTGACTGGCGGCGATACAACAGTCGTTGGTGCAACAGGAGAGTGGGGCCGCATCGTCAATTGGACTGCGACAGCATGGGAAGAGATTCAGCTCGAGAATCCCGACCTAGACTGGATGCGCAGGAATGTCTCATTCAATACTGTCGCACAGCAGGGGGCATACTCGGCGACGACTGACATGGGACTCACGGACTTCGCGTCGTGGAGAGAAGAATCTTTCCGAGCCTACCTTCAGTCAGCAGGGGAAGGCACTGAGATTCAGCTGTCCTTCAAGGAGTACAACGAATTCCGCGATTACTACCTGCTCGCATCACGCAAGACCACCTACGCAAGGCCTACCGAGGTAACAGTCACCCCTTCGAAGACGCTCATGCTCGGCCTAAAGCCAGACGCTGTCTACGTTGTATCGGGTGAGTATTACATCACCCCAGTGACACTGACGGCTGATGCTGACGTTCCAGCTCTTCCTGAGCGCTTTCATAGGGCAATCGTCTACAAGGCGATGATGTACTACGGAGCCTATGAAGCTGCCCCAGAAGTATTCGCTTATGGTGAGTCTCAGTTCAAGTACATGATGAACCGTATCCGCTCCGACCAACTGCCTGATATCACACGCGGGAAGTCGATGATATGAAGTTGCCAGCGGCCAATATCCAATATAAGACAGTGAAATTATCTGGCGGACTCGACCAGATAACGCCTGTGCTCGAAGTCCCCGCAGGCTCATTGCGCGCGTCACGGAACTTTGAGGCGTCTGTCTCTGGTGGATATACACGTATCGTTGGATATGAGCGTCGTGACGGCAGGACAGCTCCATCGTCAGGAACTTACAGCCTCGCATTCGTCAATGCATTCACTAGAACGCCAACCGTTGGCGATACCTTGCTTGGCGCAACTTCAGGCGTCACCGGAGTGGTGTTGTTCGTAGGCTCCAATCACATTGCAGTCACCTCGGCCACAGGAGTCTATACGGTTGGAGAGCAGATAACTGTGGGTGGATTGCTCATCGCCACAGTGGTAGCAGTTAGTCAGCTCACGGCGAAGACACGCGCAATCTACAAGTCTCTTGCTGCAGATAGGCTGAGGACTTCCATCACTGCGGTGACAGGAACAGGCCCAATCCTTGGAGTCTTCAGTCTGAACGATATCGACTACGCATTCCGTGCCGATTCTGGTACGCCAGCGAACATGAACTTGTACAAGACGACATCCTCTGGGTGGACGCTTGTCCCCTATTTGTACGAGATTGCCTTCACTGCGGGCACGACTATGCCAGCGGATGGCGCAACACTGACCCAAGGTGGCGTCACCGCAACGATTAAGCGCACTTGTACCTCGCTTGGCTATAACCCCCTCACCGCAGGCTGGACAGCAGGCGCAGGGGCTGGCAGATTCATTATCACAGCTCCCGCCGGTGGTAACTTCGCAGCAGGCGCAGCGACGGCCTCTGGTGGAACGACAGTCACCCTCTCTGGAGTTCAGACGGCCATCACCATGCTATCCGGTGGAACGCTCGAGACTGACCAATGGAACTTCTTCGGCGGGGCGGATAACACCCGCATCTACGGAGCTGACGGAGTCAATCGAGCCTTCGAGTTCGACGGCACGACACTTGTGCCAATCAGCACTGGGGCAGCTACTGATACACCATCTCATGTCGTCTGTCATCAAGAGATGTTGATGTTGATGCAGGGAACGTCTCTGCAATACTCGGCCATTGGTGCGCCATACACATTCGATGCGACGGTATTCGCTGGGGAGATTGGACTGGGAGGAGTGGGCACTGGAATGCTGACCCTCACCGGTACTCAGTCCACAGCGGCTTTGATGATTACCACCCGTGAGAACACGATGATTCTTTATGGGACAGACTACCAAACATTCAATCGAGCCCCTCTGAACAATGGGGCTGGAGCACTACCGTACACACAGCAGAATCTGTCACAAGCCTATGTCTTCGATGACAAGGGTATAACCTCAATGCAGGCGACACTCAACTATGGCAACTTCGACTCCGCGACGCTCACGTACAACATCAATAAGTTTATTGCAGAGGTGCGTTCAAAGTCACCGAAGACGTGTATCAACCGAGCCAAGAGTCAGTACAGGATGTTCTTCAACGATGGGCAAGGGCTGTATGTCACTATCGTCAACGGAAAGATGGCAGGCGCAATGCCAATCGCGACACTGCACACATTCAACTGCGTGTGGACAGGGAAGCGCAACAATGGCGAGGAAGTGACTCTAGCTGGGGGCACTGATGGCTACGTCTATCAGCTGGACAAGGGCACCTCATTTGACGGGCAAACAATCGACGCTTCTATTACACTTGCACCATTGCACCTAGGTACCCCAAGACAGCGCAAGAGATTCCGCAAGACCGCGCTAGATGTGACTGGGAATACCTACTTCGAGTTGCGCTTCGGGTACGTGCTTGGATATCAATCGAACCAGATATCACAGTCATCCGAAGACCTGTACTCAGGCTCGAACGCTGCACTGCAGTGGGATGGATTCACATGGGACGACTTCGTCTGGGATGATAGCGACGTCGCCCCTCGAGAGTGCGTGATGGAAGGCTCGGCCGAAGTGGTTGCATTGACGCTCAGGTCGACCACCAACTACATCGAGTCATACACGGTGAACAGTGCGACATTGCGCTACTCACCAAGAACGAATATGCGGTAATAGGAGAACGATATGGGTTTTATGCCTGATATGTCTGGATGGAAAAACGTAGCTAACAATGTAGTTAAATTTAATGCAGGCGAGGTTGCCACCCCTTTGGGTGGAGCATTGCAGGCGCCAATTGCTACTCCAGCGCAAACCCCATTGCAGGTGGCTCAAGCAAATACCTATCAAGGTGTAGCGCCTGCAACCTTCGACGCATCGACGGTAACTGCGCCAACAGCTTCGACTTACACGCCTGCTGCTTTTGATGCATCCAAACTGAAGCAAGCAACAGCCGTTGGATATACAGCTGGTCAAGCAGGTCCGGCACAGCAAGCAACCCAGACACAAGCCGTTCTGGATGAGCAAAAGGGCTTGGTGCAGAACCAAATCAACAACGTCATCGACAAGAATTCCCCACTGATGCAACGTGCAGCTGCAGCAGCCAACGCGCGTGCGAACCGCACCGGCATGGTCAATAGCTCCATGGCAGTAGGTGCAGCTCAAGGCGCAGTCTATGACGCGGCCACTCCAATCGCTACCGCTGATGCTGGTGCGTACAACGACTTCTCCAAGCTGAACGCGACCGAGGCAAACCGCATCGGCATGTTCAATGCAGGGGAAGTGAACACGACAAGCCGCTTCAATGTAAGCGAGTCAAACTCAGCGTCACGACAACTTGCTGACGCGCAGACTGCCACTGCTCGAGACTATGCTGGTGCGCAGAACACAGCTCTCGGCAAGGAGTACGACGCTACGACAACCGCAGGACAGCGTGGTGTGGATGCGGCCAACACAATTGCAGGCAAAGGGTACGACGCAGCAATCACTTCCGGCCAGAAGGGTGTGGATGCGCTTAACGCAACAGCAGCTCAGTACACGTCCGACGTCAATGCAGCATTGAAGACGGCCACATCACTATCCACTGGAGTGAAGGATTCGATTCAAAGCCAGCTGACGACAGCGCAAGGCGATTTCATCAACAACACATCGCAACTGGATAACTTGTACCACTCACCAGAAAACAAGATGACAGAGGCTGAGTATCTGCGCCAGAAGCAAGAGATTGCTAGGACATTCAAGACGGTCACGAATAGCGCGATGTCCATGTCAAAGACATTGAGTCAGCCTGACATTGAAGGGCTGCTGAACTTCTCGAAGGGTTCGATGGCAACCGCGGATGTAACGCTGGCTGGGAATCCATTGGCGTCACCGGCGAGTGTTGCATCAAAGACTGCTCAGGCGGCAATCGATTGGAAGAAGAAGTATGACCAGATAATGGAAAGCGATTTGAGAGGTGGCGCGAAACAGAGGGCTATTGATAGACTTGGGCCTAAGCCTGCATGATTAGTCAAACCACAGACATCGACTTCATCACCAAGTGTGTGACCAATCCGCATGTGTGGAATGCCTCGGTGGATGATGGATGTGGAGACCCAGACCTGTTCTTCTTGGAGCTTGATAGGAAGACATTGTGGGTAAGGTCTGATGATGACGGAGTGTTTATGTTGCACCCGCACAACAGCACGACGTTCGAAGTTCACACACTCTTGCTCCCTCATGTGATGGGGCGAGGCGTAGAGATAGGAAAGCAAGCTTTGCAGTGGGCGTGGGAAAACACACCAGCAGAGCGGATAGTAACCAACGTGCCAGAGTTCAACCTGATTGCACTGAGGTACGCAAAGAAGATGGGATTCGAGCAGTACGGATTCAATCCGAAGTCGTTTAAGCGCAATGGTGTGCTGTACGGCCAAACACTTTTAGGAATATCGAAGGAGGTTTCAAAATGCCAGCAGTCGCCCTAGTAGCAGCAGGTACATCACTATTCGCAGGAGCTGGAGCCTCGGGACTTCTGGCCACGACCCTTGGCGGCGGTCTTGCTGGACTAGCCGCAGGAGCTGAACTTGTCGGCGCAGCAGTGACAGTGGTTGGCGCAGCCGCAGCCGCCACTGGCAATAAGGATGGGGAGAAGTGGATGCAGACAGGCGGCTTCATCAGCATGGGCGGAATGGCCGTTGGTGGTGTTGCGAAAGGACTTGATGCAGCCAAGACTGTAGACAGCGCAAACACTGCATCGAGCATCACAGACAACATCAATAATGTGAAGACCCCGTTGGGAGAGGTTGCGCCACAAACAGCCGCGGATGCTGGGCTGGCTAATAGCAACGCGCTGATGACACAGAATGCAGTTCAGGGCGCTGTGCCAAATATACCAGCTCCAGCGGCAACTCCTTTGCAATCCCAAGCAATGGCACAACCGGCCACGAC